TTTGTGCAGTGCCCCGCGTGAAAAGGTGCAGCGCAACTCAAAACCACCTCACGCATTGGATCAACGCCCGCAGGAAGCGCAGGCAGCGCCGCCCAATTCCCTGTGCGAGCATTCGACGTGATGCCAACATGGAAGATAAGCGCCATTAGGAAACTCCTCGCGGTCCGTAGTCCGTCGAGCTGTAGGACACAACGTAAATGTATCCGGTGTCGGTCGACGTTCCGTTTGTATTGTCTCGCACGGTGATCGAGTTGTAATTAACGACGCCGAGATCAATGCCACGGGTAGTGTCAACGTAAACTTCTCCGCGATCCGCGAGTGCTTGCCCTGCGGTGCAATCACCGACTCGGAAAGCCGCAGCGACGCGCGGTAAAGCGTTATTCGTGGCCTTCAAAATGACTCGGCGCATTGGGTCAACACCCGCAGGAAGCGCAGGCAAGGTGACCCAGTTTGCAGAAATACCGTTGAAAAATTTGGGTGTGTGGAATATGCAAGCCATAGGGAACCTCAACAAACTCCGTCAAGTGCGTTTTCGACTGCGAAGAACCAAATCGGGTTGCCGTTCTCGCGACGGCCTGGAAAGAGCATCACGTACATACCAACGGCCACGGGCATCACGTTAAAGCCCGCGGGTACGTTCGCAGGGTCGATGTTCGGACCGATGAATGTCAGCGTGTTCGCGGCTTCGTTGGTGTTGAGCGCTTCGCCGTAGTACCACGCTTCACCAGCGGGACCCGTAAAGATGTACTGGTTCGTCGTGCCGACGTTTGCTTGCGTCCACGTGTAGAGCCAGCGATTCACTTGCGGCGATGGCAGCGCGGTGTACCCCGTGATCTTGCCGAGTATCCACGGCACACCTTCTTGCATCAACCGATTGCGCTCTTCCGATGGCAGCGCCGCGGCCATCTGTGCCGTGTTCGCAGCCGCCACGCGTTGTGAGTGCGTTTGAATCATGGGTAGGTGATGAAAGAGCCTTCACGTGCGATTTGCTGCGCCACCGTTGCGTCAGAACTCAAATCAAAGATGGTGGTGAGATTGATGGCCGAGCGCACGTTAGATTTCCACGTAACCGCGTTCGCAGCACCGTTCGAATCGAGCGCAGCCTTGCCCCACACGTCGGTTTTCGGTTGTTGCTCACACAGAAGCCACTCATCCCACCTGAAGTTAAACGTGGCGCGGTAGTACTCGTCGCGCACGTGCGATACGCTCGCCGTTTCGCAAAGCACGGTGTTCGCGCCGCTGAAGTGTGGGAATGCGGCAGAATTCCATTTGTTTGAACACGTGCCGACTTTGTCAAACACCGTGACGAGCGTACGCGCTGCCCCGCTCGGTTGGTTGCTGCAATCGACAATCATGCTGATGCGCATCGTCATTTGCGAGATAAGCGCCTGAATCGGCTTGCCCGCGTAGTCCACCTTTGTGCCACCGATGTCGGTGGTGGTGTTCAGATTCGCACTCGGGCTCGTGGAGAAGGAAGGCGAGCGATACATAAGCACGCTGCGCGGCGTCGCGTCCAAATCAACCTCCACGGGCAGTTGCAACTTGCTTAGGCCAGTTGCTACGTTCCACGTGTAGAGTTGATCGTACTTGGCCGTCACATCAAACACGCTTGACTCGGTGTTCGGCACTGGCGTGGCTGACACCGTTCGCAATCGCATCATGCCCATGCGCTCGGTCAGCACCATCGTGGTGCGCAGCGATGAAAGAGGCGCACCGAATGCGCCGAGCACAAGCGCCATTTGCGTGGCGTTCTCGACATCAACCGTGCCGTTCATAGTCACGCGGCGCACGACGGTGTACACCGATGCTTGCGAGGGACCGCCTTCGCTGAAGTTCTGTGCGGTGATCGCGCTGCGGGAAATGGCGGTTGCTGCTGGCATAAGTCACTTGCTCATCCATCGCAGGATATCCATCGTCCACGACGGCATTTGGTTCATCAACCCAATTGACTTGTTTACGTCTTGCATTGCGTCGCCGCTCATCATTTGCGACTTGCCAAGTGCGCCCGCCTCTTGCAGCGATGCGCCGCCGAGCAAAGCGCCCAGTTCGGTCGCGATTGATTTCGGAAGTTCGTTGATGATGACTTCGGCGAGCGAGCCGCCCTGCGTGGCAAGGCCTTGCGAGAATGCTTCACCGATTCCCATAGCCCCTGCTGGCGTTGCGGCGGGTGCGCGCGCGGTGATTTGCTCGGCCACCATGCGCGAGAATCCGAATTCCTCGATGCGCCTGCGCTGGTCCATTTGCGTTTCCTCGAGCGCCGATGCTGCACGCTTGCGAACGTCGGGCAACGACTGCACCGCACCGACGCCCATCGTGGCAGCGCCGAGCGCGAGGCCCGCCGCACCAAGCCCGAGCCCTAGCCCGCCCATCGCGCCCACCTGTGCGAGCCCACCGAGCATTCCCAAGCCCTTACCACCTACACCGAACTGACCGAGCGCGCCCTGCGTTCTCATCGCAGACTCGCCGAAGCTCTTTAGCTTCTTGTTGCTCGAGTCAGCCGCAGCGTTCAGCCGGTTGAGTTCGCGACGCGCCGAATCGGTCGCAGCCTGCAAGCCCTTCGAGTCGCCGGTAATGGCAATATTGACGCGTGAAATCTTAGCCAAGGCCGCTCTCCTTTATCGCTTTCTCAACCTCGGGCTCGACGTAACTCGGCGCCGCTGCGGAGAGGATGCCACGGTATTTCTTGATCCAGTTGCGAGGAGCGGAACGGCCAATCGTGGTGAAGTTGAGAGCCTTACCACGCTCTCCGCGTTGTTTCAGCAGGATGCGCTCGGAAGTCGTGGTCTTGCGCTTGATCGCGTGGCCATTCTCAAGCCAACCGAGATACCAGTGTGGCGTCAGGTAAGAACCGTCGATGCGCTTGATACCGACGCCGAGCCACGTCACGAGCCCCTGCGCGTAGCCCTTGGTCTTTGTGATGACTGCCCACTTCAAGTGCACGTTTGGCCGCACGGCGCCGCGCACCTTCTCGGTTGCGCCACGCTTTCCAAACGGCGCAGTGGCTTCGAGCGTCTTCTTTGTGAACTTGCTCCACTTCGTGAGCCCGCGCCGCATTGCGTTTCGCGCTTCTTCCTTGCCGAGCCGAAGCAACTGGTGATTGACACGTTGCAGCGCTTGCTCGTCAATTTCGCAGCCGAGCGCGAATGTCTTGCTTCTTGAACTTGCTGGCGATGTCATGGGAGAGTCCCTTATGTCCTTTCATCGCGAGCAAGACTGCGAGCGGGGTATCTAAACGCACCTCAATTTGCGCCGCACTCAGGATTTCGCGAGCGGCGCTGGTAAGTCCAATCCCTCCACATAAAGCGGCTCGATCAATCGCGCCAGCCGAATCACAGTAGGGGCGTTGCAAAAGTCCTTGACGTAGTCAATCGAGACAAACGCTTGGCGGCCGTCCTTTTCAAGCAAGTGCTGCCACACGTACCACGCGGGCATGAACTCGCCGCGTGCTTCGGCGTCTTGCGCTGCGATGAAATGCGCGACGGTCGGACGGGCAAGCGTAACCGTCCCACCGTCGAACTCCACGACGGCAGGACGCGAAAGGAAAGCGTCGATGATTGAGGGGCTCATTCGGTAATCGTAATGGCGTTCTGGGAGAAGAGAAGCGTGGCGGTCAACCGCGCGACGTCGTTGGGAGCGACGGAGAGCGAAATGTCTTGCACAAACGCCTTGCCCTTAATCGACTTGCCAGTAGCCCAAATCACTTCGCACTCATCAATGATCGAGCCAGCGTCGATGTTGCTGAGGATTCCGATGTTCGTGGTCGCGGAATCGTAGAACACCTCGAGTTGCACAGTGCCTTCTTTGAAGCCCTGCACGTGGTGCTTGTGTCCATCGCCGATGGCGGTGACGTCGATTTGCTGGCGAGTGACGTTGACGGTTGCGGCGCTCACGTCGTCGATGGTCGTGGCGCCGAACTTCACACTGGCTGCGGTGGTGGGTGATGGCATGGCTTATGGTCCGTCGAAGTAGATGCTGTGGGTGTTCTGCGCGACGTAGAGGTACGCCTCATCGCCGTTCTCGGGTTGCGGATCCTGCAACGCTTCAAGCGTGTTGCACACGACCGACGCTGAATCAAGGGCGCCGAGGCTTAGCAACGCTGCGCGTGCTTGTGCTGCCACCGTCATCGCGGCCGTTGGAGTGTCGGCGACTGCGTTGATGGTCACGTCGTAGCGGCACGTAATCGAGCTCGCGCCAATCACGGCACGCTGCGCGGTGGTTACTTCAAACGTGATCGCTGGCACGGTGGACGTCTGCAAGCGTGTGCCCTGATAGACACGCGAGCCCGCGTTTGTCTGCGCGTCGAGCCACTCGACAATCTTGGTTTCAATGGCCATTACGAAACCTCCACTGCGTCGATGATGGCCACGCGGCGACGTTGGTCCATGTCGCGAATCCCCGCGATGCGGTACACCTTGCCGCCGTAGCGCAAGCGGTCTACTTGCGTCACGCTCAATCGCGCGATGTTTGGCCACCGCGTACGGAACTCCATGCTTCCAACGGTCACGACGCCATCGGCAACGAACGATTCACTCGGCATCGCTTCGCGCATATCGCACCGCATATAGCCCGCACTGGTGAACACGGTCGTGCGGCGGCCGACACCGTCAAGCGACGTCACCGCTGGGGCTCGCATCACTTCAACTCGAAAGCGTGTGAGCCCCGAGGAGATCATCGGAACGGCCCTCGCACGCGCAAGTGTTCAAGCATGAACTGTGCACCGAGCGGCACGACGACGAGACCGACCGGCTGAGCGGCTTCAGGGTTGTTGTAGTACAGGCCAACCAACGACACGATGGCTTGCACCACTTCGTTCGGCTCGGTGGCGTAGCCGCCAACGTAGGTAACGGTCGCGAGCGTGCCCTCTTTCATCGCAGGCTCGTCAAGGAACTCGAGCGCTGCAAGATCTTGCGACAAGTCCACCCAGTAATCGGTACCGCTCGTCATCGTCACCGTTGAGCCGCCAGTACTTGTGTACGTCACCGACGTGAGCGACACGTACGGCTGCACCGCGAACACGGTGCGCTTCCAGTCGCGCAAGTACATCGTGCGTGACGATTGGGTGAGCGCCAAGCCCGTGTAGCGCTCTACCCACGACGTAGCGACACCGATGAGCCGTGTTAGCTCGGTGTCGTCGTCGCTGTAGTCGATCTTCAGCGCCGCTTTAACGGTTGCAAGTGTTACAGCCATGAAACCCGCGATGGGGGTTTCCCCCCACCGCGAGCAAGGTAAGAAAAAGCGCTTCGTGAACTGCTGAAATCAGCAGGTGATTGCAGCGAACGCCGCAGGGAGCATGATGTGCGAATCGGTCCGTGCGTACGTGTAGAGGGTGACTTGGTGCGTGCTTGCCGCCGAGTACGGATCAACGAGCGAAGTCATGCCGGTGCGGTCGAAAATCTCGAAGTAGTTGAAGTCGCCGACGACAGCGAACACGTTGTTGTTTGATGTTGCTGTTCGGACGTACTGACCAACGCTGTACGGCACACCGTAGAGCAAGCCAGGAGCGCCGCCCACCATCGTGCCAGCGTTCGATTGTGCTTGCGTCCAAATGTACTCCGTGGCGCCGCTAGTCGTAACGCTGTTCTTCAACTTGCGCGCGACGCGCACGAACGTGTCAGAGAGAAGCCAACGGAACCGCGGCGAGTTGCGGTACTGCGGCGCAACAAGGTGCACGGTATCAATGACGTTGTCGGCGGTCACAGTGGTGACGGCGGCGCCACCAAGGTCAGTCACCTGAGAAATCCCGGAAAGAGCAGTTTGCGCCGCTGTACCCGCAATGCCTTCGGGTTGGCTCGATCCGGTGCCGATGGTGTACGCTTCTTCCATCTTCAGCGCCATCGAAAGGCCGATGCGGCTTGCAACCCAATCGAGTCCGCTGCCGATGCCACCTTGGCCGATCGCGTCTTCGATGAACTCTTGCGACATCTGCGTAGCGCACACGTACTTGTACGGCACCACGGAAATCGCCGTTCCGAATCCGGGATCGGCTGGGGTAATCGCACTGGCTTCCGCAACGAGCGACGTTGCTGGGAGAGCGCCTTCGACGGTAATCGTGCGCTTCGAGTCGATCGAAGACACTGGACAGATCGAGCGCAGCTCGTGCTCGTCGCGAGCGCACGCATTTCAGCGGCGTCGCCACGCGCGACAGCGTGTAGCCAACGCTTGGCGTACTCAGGGCTTGCGAGATCGTGCTTGACGTCGGCACGTGCGACAACGCCGCGGAACTGCGGTTGCGAGCGCTCTTCTTCGAGTTGCTTCAGGCGCTCTTGCGCTGCGCGAAGCGCGACGCGGTCTTGGTTCATGCGCTCGACGGCGTCGAGGTCGGCATCGATGCGAGCGATCTTCTCGCGCTCTTCGCCGCTGCCGCGGATCTCAACGTGGTGCGTCTTCGCGCCAGTGCGAGCGGCGAAGGAGTCAAGGGTCTTGCGGTACTCGTGGACGGTGTTCTCAATGTTGTTCAGTTCGTCAGACATGGCTTGTCATCCTGTGCTTGTGAATCTCGAGCCGCAGCGCCGCGGCTTCAATGGCAGCCGCGGAAACACTCCGCAGGCTCGATGAGGTCTTGTCGCCGTACGCGGCATCGACAACAACGCTGAGTTCGACGAGTCGAGCAGCGGTGACGGTGCGTTCGGTGCGTCGCGGGTTCCACTCGTCGCGATCGACGTAGAAGCCGAACGACATCTCTCCGCTCAAGTCCCCGCGCTCCAGCAACGCGCGCACGTCGTTGCCGATGCTGGTCTCGGCAAGATCCGCGGTGAACCGCAGTCCGCTCGCGGTGTCGTTGAGCGTGAGCGTGCCGCTGCGCGTGCGAGCGAGCAACGCGCTCGCGTTGTGGTTGAAGAGCAGTTTGATGTCGGCGCCGGCGAGTTCGCCGAAAGCGCCACGCGCGATGCGCTCTTTGAACTGCGGGTTGAATGGCTCGGAGATTTCTCGGCTCCACTTGCCGTACGGAATCGCGAGTCCCGACAGCGTGCGGCCCGCTGGCGCACCGATGGTGACGCTGCGACGTTCAAGCAAAGTCATCGACGCTCCCTGCGCTGGTGTCAGCGCCGATGTTGGTTTGACCGCCGCCCGTGCCCATGTTCTTCGCGAGGATCGGATCATCGAGCCCGTCGAGCGGCGCAAGGTTCAGGTACTCACGTGCTTCGTTGCGCGTGATCACGCCCGACTCAACGCCAGTGCGGAGCGCCGCCATTTGCTCGGCGAGCGACGGACGCGAGATCATGTCAGCGTCGAACGTTGCCGAACCAAACGGCGCAAGCTTCGCGACGATCTCGGCCGACCACGTCGAGAACCAGTGCTGCAAACACGCATCCACGTACATTCGAGACAGCCATTCCATCGAGCCATAGGCGTTCGCGCTGTGCTCGGAGAGATAGGAAGTCGGCACGCCATAGATGCGCGAAACGTCTTCGACGCTGTAACGACGCGCGGCCGAGATTCCGGAATCATCGAGCGTGCTACTGATGCGCTCGACCTTCATGCCTTCCGCGAGCACGAGCGGCTTGCCAGCGTTCGCTGCGCCCGCGTGGTGCTTCATGTAGTCCTCGACCACCATTTGCCGCGCGGGTGCGCCCATTGGGCCCTGCGCGACGATGGCGATCTTCGGGTTACCCGCGTTCTTCATCACCTCAAGTTGCGCTTGCTCTTGCGACGCAAGCACACTGAGTGACGTGCGGCACAATCGCACTGGCGATTCACCCCACAAACCGTCGAGCCCGACGGCACGCAGGTGCAGCATCGATGACATCGGAACGTCACCGTACAACCGCGTCTTGTAGACGGGCTCGGGCTTCGTGAGATCGAGCGTCACGCTTTCGATGTCGAGCGGCAACAACTCGAGCAACTCGCCACCGAGCGTGCGGTTGATGACCGCAAACGCGTTGCCGTACAACAGCGCTTGCATCGTGAGCGATCGACGAAACTCAAAGCCATTCTGCCAGCGGTTTGGTTGCTGCAACAACGCGTTTGCAGTGCGCTCGCTCACGTCGAGCGGTACGCGTGCCACGTCGTTGGCGATGAGCGAGGCCGCGCGGTATACGGGCGTGTACGCGAGTGCCGTGCCCGGCGTAATCGTGGGCATACCCACCGAGTCGAAACTCGTGGGAAGGAGAACGCCGTGCGTTCCCCAGTGGCCGAGCCATCGTTGCAACAATCCACGCAGCATGGGCGTATTTGGCACACTGCGATCGTGCAGCATTACACCTAAACGCTATTGCTTGAAATAATTCTCGGCCTCCTCGTCGTACACCGAGCGCTTCGCGCCTCCCCACACGTGCGTTGCGATGATGGACGCTACTAGCGGATCAATCGCGCAGAATTCCCGCGACTTAATTGGCCGAATGTTTCCATTTTGGTCGCGCTTGGCGTGCGCGTCGGCGCAAGCGCGGCGCAAGATCGGATCATCGCCGATCACGAGGCGCGAGCCCGCCCATAGGTTTTGAAAGAGGTTGCAGCCCGGCCCGAAGGTCGCGATCCCCATTCGGTAGACCACGAGCGGAACCCCGTCGGCTTGCAGTTGTTCGGCGAGGTACTTTGAGCCCCATGCGTCGTAGCCGACGGCTTTCACGTCGAACTCGTCACGCACCGCGAGGATCTGCGCTCGCACCGAGTCGTAGTCGATCTCGCGGCCGGGCGTCAAAGTGATCTTGCCATCTGCCGCCCACGAGCGGATGGGGTATCGGTAGTCCAGTTCGCGCTGCGCGACTTCGGCGCGTGGCCACCAGTAATGGCCACGCAGCGCCACGCGTCCGTTGTCGAGCGGCACGGCTACGACCATAGCGGTCATGTCCAATGACTTGGATAGATCGAGCCCCACCCACGCGGGCCTTCCTTTGAGAGCTTCCCAGTCAATGCGCTGACCGCCCGGCCACAGCGACATGTCGAGCCAGCCGCCGGTGTTCTCATCGCACCTTGCCGCGTGGTAGCGGGCGAATTCGCCGCGCCCCATCGCCGAGCGTTTCATCGTGTTCCACGATCGCTTCAGGCTTACTAGGTCAGGCTGGCCGTGCTCGAGGCCAGGGTTAGCCTTCACCCACGTTGACTCATCCTCCAGCGGGTCGGTAGGGTCGAGCCCGTAAAGCATGGGCAGCACCGTGTCATCCTCGAGTTCTCCGCTCAGGATGGCTTCACCTTGCTTGACGAGTTCCGCGTAGTGGTTCTCAGGGTTGCTGCCGGGCGTGGTGATGATGACGCCCGTGCTTTCGCGGCGCTTGGCGCCAGTGGTGAGAAGCTTCGTAAGGAATCGGCCCTTGAACTCGGCCGCCTCGTCGGCGATCCACAGCGATGGGTTCAGGCCGTCAAGCGAGCGCTCGAGCGCTGGCAGCGCGGTCATTTGACAGTCGTGCTCGAGTCGCAGCACCGCGTGTGCGCGGGCGATGAGCGTGGGGTCCCCGAGCCGCTGCGCCATCGTGCGGGCGGTGTCGAGACAGATTTCGGCTTGCTCTTCGTTGTTCGCGATGACGTGCACGCGTCGGCCCTCGCCTGCGAGTAGGTCGAATAGCGCAAGCCCAGCCATCAAAGTCGTTTTGCCGTTGCCGCGGGCGACCTGCACCATCGCCAATCGGCAGCGCCTACGGCCGTCGGGGAGCCGCCAGCCGACGATGTTGGCCAACACGAACAACTGCCACGGGTGCAACTCGAAAGGCTTGCCCGAGTCTTCGCCCACAAGATTGAGCGATCGGAAGTGCTCGGCGACGCGCTCGACGTCAGGCCACGACATGACAAGGTCCGAGCGCTCGAGGTCGCGCGTGAAGCGTTGCGCGGCCGCATAGATCCACCGGCCCGCGGGCGTTCGGCCGTTAATTACGGCATTGACGTAGGCAAGCACCGCAGTACGCGCACAAATCACGTCCTT